CTTTGCGGCCGCTAATACTGCCGATCAAAAAGCAGTAACTTCTGGTGCCTATGCCAATGCAGCCTTTGGTGTTGCCAACTCATCATCAAGTTATGCTAATGGTGCTTTTGTTGCAGCCAATACTGCCGACCAAAAAGCAGTTACTTCTGGTTCATATGCTAACTCCGCATATCAAACCGCTAACTCAGCCGCTTCATATGCTAATGGTGCCTTTACAACTGCCAATACAAAGTTATCTTCTTCTGGTGGTACAATTTCAGGTGACCTTGTTGTTACAGGCAACTTGAGTGTTGAGGGTACTACTGTTACAGTTAATGTCAGTTCATTGGCTATCGAAGATTCTATTATTCAATTAGGTAAAAATAATGTTGGCGATAGTATTGATATTGGTTTCTTAGGCCACTATAATAATGGTAGTGCCAATGTACATACAGGTTTATTCCGCCGTGCAGCAGATGACTATTACTATCTGTTTGAAAACTGGAACGGTGAACCTACTTCTCAAACAATTGACATTTCAAATCCAAGTTTTAGAGTTGCTACATTAAATGCCAATCTAACAGCTAATTCAGTATTGATTCGTGGAATGGATCCACTAACTCAAGCCAATGCGGCTTTTGGCGTTGCTAACTCTGCTTCATCATACGCTAATGGTGCTTTTGTTGCAGCCAATACTGCCGACCAAAGAGCAGTTACTTCTGGTTCATATGCTAACTCCGCATATCAAGCGGCTAATAGTGCATCAAGTTATGCTAACGGAGCTTTTGCAGCCGCTAATAGTGCAACAGGCGGTTCTGCCGTTGATACTTTTGCACGAATTCAAGCCAATGCCGCTTTCAATAAAGCCAATACCGCAGAAGGTACAGTAGGCACTTTAGCATATGCTCACGCCAATGCTTCTTATTTACATGCCAATGCGGCTTATGCAGCTGCTAATAGTGCTGAAGGTACAGTTGGCACTTTGGCATATGCTCATGCCAATGCTTCTTATTTACATGCTAACGCAGCCTTTGCAGCTGCTAATAGTTCACCAGGTACAGTTGGCCAGTTAGCTTACAATCATGCTAATGGTGCATACTCTTTAGCAAATACTTTAGCTAATACTGGCACTTCACAAATTTATGTTGCATCATTACAAAACTTTACAAGTAATGGTCAAAATACCACATTTACTTTATCTACCACACCGACTTCTGCAAATCAATTGTTTGTTTATGTTGATGGTATTTACCAACAAGCTTCTGCATATACTTTAAATAGTAACATTATTACATTGTCTGAAGCTCTTGATGCTAATGCGGTACTTGAGGTTCGTGTACTTGCAAATAGTACTCCTGCACATATTAATAATCAAGTAGATACATTTACTGGTACAGGTGCTTGTACAACATTTACTTTATCTTCTATACCTAGAGATAAAAATTTAACTACTGTTATTGTTGGCGGTGTACCACAATTAAAATCTGCGTACAATATTTCTAGTTCATCTTTGGTATTTTCTGGTGCTCCAGCAAACGGTGCCTCAATTGAAGTATCTACTTACTCTGGTGGTGGTTCATATGCCACTTCGTTTACTTCAGTTATTGATACATTTGCTGGTACAGGTGCTTGTACAACATTTACATTATCAACACTACCACAATCTGAGAATCAAACATTTGCTTTCTTAAATGGTGTATATCAACAGAAAAATACTTACTCTGTTTCTGGTGCAAACATTATTTTTACAGGTACAGCAACATCAAACGATACTATTGAAGTTGTAACAGTTGCTGGTAGTGAGATGAATGTAACTTCTGCTCGTTACAATAGTCGAGTATATACTGGTACAGGTGCATGTACATCATTTACAATTTCCTCAAGTCATACCGCAAATTCTGTATTAGTGTTTGAGAATGGTATTTGCCAAGAACCTATTACAGACTATTCTGTATCTGGTACAACACTAACATTTACAACTGCACCAAGTAATGGTGTTAAAATTCAAATCAGAGAACTTCCAGTTTAAGGTATAAAATGGCATTTACACAAATAACTAGTACAAACGTTACACCAAACACCTTTGTTGACTATGCTACATATTCAACATTTGCGGGTTCAATTGCACCTAAAGTTAGATACGCCAACGTGGCTAATAGTGCATTTAGTGTATTAGATGACACCGCAGTTAACGTAGGTGGTGGTTATATTGTGGTTACCGGATCTAATTTTCAGGATGGTGCAACAGTATTAGTTGATACAACACAAGCTTCGGCCGTTACTTATGTTAGTAGTTCAATTTTAAGAGTTCAAGTACCTGCCAAATCAGCAGCATCATATAATCTTTATGTGGTCAATCCGGATGGCGGTACAGGAATTAAAGTTAATGGTTTAACTTATTCGTCTAGTCCAATTTGGGTTACCTCAAGTCCTTTATCAAATCAAAATGCAAATACAGCATTTAATGTTTCTCTTAGTGCCACAGGAGCTTCAACATATTCTGTTGCTTCAGGTTCCACATTGCCAGCGGGTACTTCATTGTTAGCTAATGGATACTTTTATGGTACTGTTACAATTGGTGCTGAAACAACCTATTCATTTACAATAACAGCTACTGATGCTGAATTGCAAGATGCGGACAAAACATTTGCCGTAACTGTCACAGTAACACCAGCAACAAGATTATGGTTGTGGGGCGCCAATGACTATGGACAATTAGGAACCAATGATAGAGTTTATAAATCCAGTCCAACGCAGGTAGGTACAGCAACAACGTGGAATAATGTATCAGGCGGCAATCAACATGTTACTTCAAACCACGCTCTGGCTACTAAAACCGATGGAACACTTTGGACTTGGGGAAGAAATCCACAAGGCCAATTAGGGGTCGGTGATGTAACAAATCGTTCTAGTCCCGTACAGGTTGGTGCATTAACAAACTGGAGTAAAGTATCCGGCGGCGGTTTATGTTCATTAGCAATTAAAACCGATGGAACATTATGGTCTTGGGGCTGTGCCAATGATGGAAGATTAGGTGATGGTGGTAGTACTTATAAATCCAGTCCAGTACAAGTTGGTTCAGTAACAACATGGAGTACTATAAGTAGCTCTGAAAGATTTAGTGCAGCTATAAGGACCGATGGAACATTATGGGTGTGGGGAGGAAATAGTGCAGGACAATTAGGACAAAATAATACAAACAGCTATACAACTCCTGTACAAATAGGTGGAACATGGAGTGCAACTGTGGTTGGAGCTGGACATACTGTGGCTATAAGCTCTAATGGAACATTATGGGCTTGTGGACAAAATGCTTTTGGTGGATTAGGAAGTAACAATACAACTAATACTTCAAATATAAATCAAATTGGTTCAGCAACAAATTGGAGTAAAATAGCAGCCGTTCAATATGGCACATTAGCAATTAAAACAGATGGTACATTATGGGCTTGGGGAAGAAATAATTCTGGCCAATTAGGATTAAATGATACAGTTTACAAATCCAGTCCAACACAAGTAGGTTCAGGCACAACTTGGAGTCAGGTATTTGGTGGACTAGAACATGTGTTAGCAATTAAAACTGATGGTACTTTGTGGAGTTGGGGTTCCAATTCGGGACAATTAGGACTTAACAGAGGTGGCGATGTATCAAGTCCTGTACAGGTTGGAACAGGAACAAATTGGAGTAAAGTATTTTCTTTTGGTCGTAGTTCTATAGCTGTTACCGCCAATTAATTTAATTTTTAAGTAGCATATATATTATTATGATTTAATTATTTGAAAGGTGTTTTTGTGAAAAAGATTTATTTCCTATCAGGACTACCACGTTCTGGTTCAACAGTCTTGGCTGCTATTCTCAGCCAAAATCCAAAAATCCATGCCACATCTACCTCTAATCTTTTAGATACTTTAGTGGGTACTTTAAGAGCATGGGCAGATAGTTTGTCCACAAGAGCTCAATCAGATCAGAAAAAAGAAGAAGAAAAAATTCAGCATGTTTTAAATAACATCTGTAAAACTCAATATGATGATATTGATAAACCTATTATTCTTGACAAAGCTCGAGGTTGGGCAGATGATACTAACATGCGTACTATGTCTAAAGTTCTTGGACATAAACCTAAGATTATTGCTACAGTTCGTAAAGTGGAAGATTGTGCCGCTTCTTTTGTTCGTATTGCCAAACCAAAAGATTTAGATCACTTTTTACTTAAAGATGATCTTATTAAACACCTTAAAGAATCATATCAATCATTTGAAAAAGGATATTCATTTGCACCTGAATGTTTTTTGATTGTTGACTATGATGATCTAATGAATGATCCACAAAAAGAATTAAAACGGGTTCATGAGTTTTTACAATTACCTGAATACGAATATGATTTAAATGCCATTGACGGAACAAATCTACAAGAAAAAGATGAAGAAGTTTGGGAAGTAAAAGGCCTTCATGATGTTAACCCTAAATTAGGTTATCAACACAAAGAAGATTCTAAAGAAGTATTGAAACATCGTTATTGGGACTTTGTACAACCAAGATTTTGGTTAGGAGAAAAAGCTGCCAATAAACCTATTCACGACCTTGATATGCAGTTAGCTGCTGGTCTAATGGGCGACTTTAAAGAAGGTTGGAGATTAGCGCAAAAGATTGAACAAGAAGAACCTTGGAACAATCGTGCAGCCTTTAATCGTGGTTGGTATTTAATGCAACAAGGTAAACTTTTAGAAGGTGAAAACTTATTATTCCGTGGACGAGATGAAGGTGTTTTTGGTAATGAACCACCTAGATCACCAATGCCTATGTGGGACGGCAAGTCTAAAGGAACGGTACTATTAAATCTAGAAGGCGGATTAGGCGACCAGATTCACGGAGTTCGTTACGCAAGAGATATTGCAAAGATTGCTGGTGAAGTGATTGTGGCCTGTTCTGGTGCGTTGGCGACACTATTCCGTGATATAGAAGGAGTCGTTGCGGTGGTTCAGCATGATGCCGTGTATGGGGTAGTTCATGATTTTTGGGCACCATCTATGTCTACCATACCTCTGTTAGGTTACGAGTATAAGGATATATCAGGAAAATCTTATATAAATAAACCAGCAGTACAACCTCATAAAGGTTTAAGAATTGGTTTAAGATGGCAAGGTAATCCACAGTTCGAACATGAACAACATCGGATCTTTCCACCAACTAATCTATTTGATGCCTTAGATGATGTAGAAGCAGAATTCATTTCGTTACAGAGAGATGAAGGTTCTCAATTTAAACCATATTGGGTAAAAGAAGTACCGCTGAACCATTGGGAAGAAACTCGATTGGCTGCAGCTAGTTGTGATTTAGTTATCACATCATGTACTTCAGTAGCCCATTTATGTGGTTCAATGGGAATACCTACATGGATTGTAACACCAATTCTGCCTTATTATTTGTGGGCTCCTGAGGGGAATACCACAGTTTGGTATGATTCTGTGAAGTTGTACAGACAAGAAGTTTTTGGAGATTGGTCTGCTCCATTTAATCAGATTAAAAACGATTTACAAAAATTTAAACAGTAATAGGAGATAGTAATGCCAACAAGATCAGGATACAATGTTCGAGTTCAAAATGGTCAAGTAACGGATGTTTGGGATACCCCAGCACCAGAGGGTCAAGACGGATGGTCACCAGCCGTGGAGATTACTCCTGACCTTACAGAGAATCGTGAGATTATCACAACACATACAATTGATATTACCAAAAATCCAATTGAGATTATTTGGGGTAAAAGAGAATTGACTGTTGATGAGCGTAAAGGTTCTTTAATTAGTCAAGCTAATTTTGCCGTAACAATGATTGAAAATCAAATTGAAATGAAGAAAGACATTCCAGACTTTGCAGGTGAAGTTGCTACACTTGAAGAACAATTGCCTGGTGCAAGAACAACAAGAGATGCTCGTGTTGCTCAAGTTGAAGCAGCTGTAACACATGAGGATGTAGATGCATTAATGTAATTCTTTGAAAGTTTATTATGAATTCTTTGTTTTTTTCGTATAATATGGATGTAGATAAGGCTTACATCATTCGGGTTAAAGATAATAAAAAATCCGAAGATGTAGCCTTACGATGTGCTGAATCATGTGATAAGGTAAAAATGCCTTATGAGTATTGGGATGCCTATGATGGGTATAATCAACGCATCAAGGAACCCGAACATTCTAAAAACAGTTCGGTAATGAAGATGTTAAAAATTACTGATCACTATTTGACTAGAGGTGAAGTTGCTTGTGCGTTATCTCATATTTCTTTATGGGCTAAATGCGTTGAGTTAGATAAACCTATTGTTATTCTAGAACATGATTCTGTAATGTTGCAACCATATCTTAAGCATGCTGTATTTAATTCAATCGCATACCTAGGTAATAATGAACAGGTCAATGGTGGCTGGCCAGTTTTACCAACACCTACTCATGCATCAGAAGGACCAAACTATCATTTTATTTGTAGGGCTCATGCATATGCAATTGATCCTGCCGTTGCAAAGAATATGCTTGCACATGTTATTAAATTTGGTATCTGTGCGCCACTAGATATTATCATTCGAGCTGACATATTTCCAATTCATCAAATGGGTATTTACGCATATGATGTTAAAGAAAGAGAAGATGATGGTAATCTCAAAACAACCATTCTTGGTAGACCTTTAGAAGGTCGTTCAACAATTCGAAATGATACCCTACAAACATGAAACTATCAGTAAGATTCCACGACCACACAATTAGAAGTTTTCAACACATGGTAAGTTCAATTGGTTTTCCAAAAGTATCAATTGAAATAGGATGTTTTGAAGGTGATAGTACATTTAATATTGCTGCTATTTGCCATCAACAAAATCCAAATTATAAACACTATGCCATAGATCCGTATGACAGCAGTAATGATTTGCCTGAAGAAAACATTCCACAAACTAAAGAAATGTTTTTAAGTAACTTGGAAGAATTTGAACCTAAAGGCGTGGTAGAGTTTATTAATAAAAAATCTTTTGATGGATTAATTGACCTGTATAACCGTGGTGTTAAAGCTGATTTTATCTATGTTGATGGAGATCACCGAGCACCAGGTGTATTGCAAGATTGTATTTTAGGATTTGAATTATTAAATAAAGGTGGTGTAATGTTATTTGATGACAGTATGGTGTGGAAAAAAGATAGTAATCCGTGCAACTCACCTAAAATGGCAGTAGATAATTTTATGCAATGTTACTGGATCAAATTAGAAGTATTTGAATTACCTGGTGGTTATCAATCTGCTATTCGTAAATTATGATTCATGTTGTACTAAGAACTTGCAATAGAACCTCTTTACAGTCTGACAGAATAGTTGATAAATCAGAATGTATTTTGAGATGTTTGAATTCTATTATTACCAATCTTAAAGATATACCAGAAAAAACATTACATATTGTAGATGATAATTCTTCTGTTGATTTTCAAGATATATTAAAAGAACTTATTCGACCACATGAATACATAACAATTGATTTTTTACCAGCAAGAAATCAAGAAGGTTTATCTGCCAAGAAAAAATCTAGATATTCTGTTGAGGTAGCTTACAAATACATTTATAATTTACCTGATGATGACTTGGTATACATTGTAGAGGATGACTATTTACATTTACCTAATGCCATTGGTGAAATGATTAATACATGGAATTATCTTTCAAATATTACTGGTTTAGAAGTAGGTATTTTTCCACAAGATTTTAATCAGTTATATTATCATCCAAACAATCCACACAACGACACTTATTTTAGACCTTGCTTAGTTGTTCCTACAAAGCATAGATATTATAGAAGCACATGGTACACACAAGAATCATTTATGGTTCAATCAAAGGTATTTAAAAAGTATAAAGAACACTTTGATAAACTATTAATTATTGGTGAAGAAGATCATCATTGGGAAGGCAATACTATTTCTGAGGTGTGGAATAAACCAGAGTTCAAAATGTTTATGCCAATGGGATCTTTAGTGATACACATGTCCAATAAAATGGACATTCCATTCTATGTAACAAAGGATGATGTAATCAAATTATGGAAACAAAACGAAACATACTGGTCGTTGGAACAGGATTCTCAGGTTCGGTTATAGCCAGAGAACTGGCAAATAGAGATTACAATATTACCATAATTGACCAGAGGCGTCATATTGGCGGCAACTGTTACGATGAAATGGTTGATGGTGTTCTAGTTCATCGTTATGGTCCACACATCTTTCACACCAACAACCAAAAAGTATTTGAATGGTTGTCCCAATACACCGAATGGGTACCTTACCAACACAAAGTCAAAGCATATCACAAAGGTCAATTTCTAACTTTACCACCCAATTTAGAAACTCAAAAAATTTTAGGTGATAAATTATTCGAAACTGTCTATGCACCTTATACCAAAAAAATGTGGGGCTTGCCAACCGACAAAATAGATGATACCATTTTGAACCGAGTTAAAGTAAGAAATGATTTAAATGAGTTGTATTTTCCAAACGATGAATATCAATATTTACCTAAAGGTGGATACAAAAAACTCTTTGATAATATATTGAAACATAAAAATATCAAAGTGTTATTGAATACCAAGTTTGATAAGAAGATGGAAGAAGATTATGAATATGTCTTTAACTCTATGGCCATCGATGAGTATTATGATTTCTGTTATGGTGAATTACCATACAGGTCGATTAAGTTTAGGTCTACCAAAATATCTTACTTTGATATGCCAACACCAGTAGTCAACTTTACTGATGATGGACCTTATACTCGCATTACAAAATGGTCATTGTTTCCTGAGCATGGTACAGGTGAAAGATATACATTAGAAGAACCTTGTGATTATAAAGATAATAATTATGAACGATATTATCCAGTAAAAGATTCAGAAGGTTTAAACAGAGTAATATATAATAAGTATAAGGACATAAAAAACAAAAAAGTCCAGTTTATTGGTAGGTGTGGTCTATATGTGTATATTGATATGGACATGGCAATCAGTTCTTCATTGGCAATAGTTGATAATTTTATTAAGGAACAAATATGAAAAAGATTTTAATCATGGGTTTGCCTGGTGCTGGCAAAACATTCTTAGCACAAGCTCTCAAAAAGTACCTAGAGAAACACGGAGAAATAAGTTATGATCGAGCATTAAATGAATTTATTGGCGATCTTAATTGCCAAGTTAAGTGGTTTAATGCCGATGAAGTTCGTAAAAAATATAATGATTGGGATTTCTCCAAAGAAGGTCGTATTCGACAGTCATTAAGAATGGCACAATTTGCACTTGAAGCTGGTGGTGATTATGTTATCTGCGATTTTGTTGCACCATTGGTTGAGATGCGTAACAATTTTAAAGCCGATTGGACTATTTGGGTCGATACTATCAAAGAAGGTCGGTATGAAGATACTAATAAAGCCTTTGTTGAACCTGAAGTTTATGACTTCCGTGTTACAGAACAAGATGCAGAAAAATGGGCTGAGTTTATTGGTAGTCACATTATTGAGAATCGTAGGCGTCCAACTTTTGATTGGCAAAAAGAAACAGTACAGATGTTAGGTCGTTGGCAACCATGGCATGAAGGTCATCGAGCTTTGTTTGAACGATCTATTGCCAAGACTGGTCAAGTAATTATTCAGATTCGTGATTGTCAAGGTTGGCAAGGTTCTAATCCTTTTGCAATCGAACAGGTTAAATCATACATTCGTAGAGATTTGGATCCATTGTTCCAAGGTCAATATGAAATTCAAGTAGTACCTAATATTGTAAACATTACCTATGGTCGTGATGTAGGTTATAAAATTGAACAGGAAACATTTGATGATGCAATACATTCAATCTCTGCTACAAAAATTCGTAAAGAGTTGGGTCTTAAATAATACAGAAAGTGCCTTACGCAGTTTTGTAAAAGCATACAGTTATAGATGCTGTGGCACCTTAACTACTATTGTAATAAGTTACATAATTACTGGTAAAATTGCGGTCAGTTTAGCTATTGGTGCTACGGAAATGGTACTAAAACCGTTCATTTACTGGTGCCATGAACGAGTTTGGAGCCGAATCAATTGGGGTAAATTATAAATAGAGTATAAAACTACCCCACCTTCTTTAGGATAGACTCTAATGACCACAAAAATCTCCGGCGCTCAGATTAGTAATTACACAATTGAGACCACACAATTAAGTAATACCGCAGTAGCTGCTTTTGCACAGTCTTTGGCACCTAAAATTGCTTACGCCAATGTGGCCAATAGTGCATTTACTGTACTTGACGATACAGCCGTCAATGTGGGTGGTGGTTACATTGTGGTTACAGGTACAGACTTTGTGTCCGGTGCAACAGTATTAATCGACACTACTCCAGCATCGGCAGTTACCTATGTAAATTCCACAACACTAAGAGTTCAAGTACCAGCTAAATCAGCTGCAACTTATAATCTTTATGTTGTTAATCCAGATGGTGGCACAGGCATTAGAGTTTCAGGTTTAACATATTCAACCGATCCAACTTGGGTTACTGCAAGTCCTTTGGATAGTCCATTGGCCAATACAGCTTTTGGTGTCAATCTTAGTGCTACTGGTGCAACTTCATATTCCGTGGCAGCAGGTTCCACATTGCCAGCGGGTACTTCATTATTAGCTAACGGATACTTTTATGGTACAGTTAGTGTTGGTGCTGAAACAACCTATTCATTTACAATAACCGCTACTGATGCTGAGTTACAAGATGCAAACAAAACATTTAGTGTAACTGTGACAGTAGCTCCAGCAGATGCATATTTTGGATATACAACATTATTATTACAAGCAGATGGTGTAAATAATGATGCAATAAATTCAAGTTTTGTAGATTCTTCAAATAATAATCTTACTGTAACTCCATCAGGAACTCCTATACAAGGAAGTGTGAATCCATTTGGTGTAGGAAATTGGAGTACTTCTTTTAGTGGATCAGGTCAATATTTAGATTTTGATGGAGCAAATCTTGCTTTAGGTACAGGTGATTTTACTATTGAAATGTGGATTTATGCTAATTCTTATGGCCAAGGCGCTTCAGATAGTCGTCTTGCAGGTTCTCAAAATAATGGTAATGCTGGTTGGCAAATGGCTATCAGAAACAGCGGCACAATAAATTTTGGTAGTTGGTCAACTGCAACAGATAGTACTTTATTGGCTCCAGTACAAACTTGGAATCATATTGCATGGACTAGACAAAGTGGTGTAGAGAAATTATATATTAATGGTGCTCTTAGCAATACGGTAACCAGATCATTAAATATGACAACTACCGCTACTTCAATAGGTCGTGTATACAGTACGACTAATTTATGGAATGGATATGTTTCAAATTTCCGTATCGTTAAAGGCACAGCAGTTTATACTTCAGCATTTACTCCACCAACTTCACCATTAACTGCTATTACCAATACAGTATTTTTAACTTGTCAATCAAACAGATTTGTAGACAATTCAACCAATGCACTTGCTGTAACTGTTACTGGCGATTCAGCTGTTGAACGATTTAATCCTTTTGGCAATAATGTTACATCTTATAGTGCAAATAATGATACTGGATCCACATATTTTAATGGTACGACTGATTATTTGACAATAACAAATAATGCAAATTTACAGTTAGGAAGTGGCGATTGGACACTTGAAGGTTGGATATATCCTAATAGTAGTGGTCAACAAACTATTGCGTACATAAATGGTAATACTGGAAGTTATGCAGCAATTAGATTAGATATAAATGGTGGAGGAACCAGACCTTTGCAATTGTTAAGTTCTAATGATGGTTCAAATTGGGCAATTAATTATAATGCCGGTAGTTTGCAATTATATGCATGGAATCATTTTGCTTTAGTTAGAAGTGGTTCTACATTTTTAATATTTATTAATGGCACTCAAGTTGGAACAACACAATCAATGACTGGCACTTTATATGGTGGCACAACTCACACAATTGGTTGCCATATATCAAGTGTAGCAACAGCTTTATTTTCTGGTTATCTTTCAAATGTCAAACTTACTAAAGGTACAGCTCTTTATTCAACAACATTTACTCCTAGTACCACTCCATTAACAACTGGTGTTGGTACTCAACTATTATTGTTGAGTAAAAATGCTGGCATCTATGATGCAACTGAGCAAAACAATATACAAATTGTTGCGGATGCTAAAGTAAGAACTGATGTTTACAAATATGGAACCGGCAGTATGTATTTTGATGGTACTGGAGATATTGTAACTTTTCCAACTTCTAGTGAAACTTTAGGTACCGGTTCTTTTACAGTAGAATTTTGGGCATATTCTTTAGTTGCAACTAATGGTAATTGTGGTTTTTTTGATTTTGGTACAGCAAATTCTAGTGGTGGTCTTGGATTATTTTATAATGGTGGAAGTTTTTACCTTAGGATTAATGGTACTGGACAAGATTTATCTTATGCTGTTCCTGGTAATTTTCCAAATGCTTGGCACCATGTAGCTGTTGTTAGAAATGGCACAACTCTTACACTTTATATTGATGGAGTAAGTGTTGCATCAGGAACAAGAGCTCAAAATATAACGCAAAATACTCTTGTAGTTGGTGGTATTAATCCTGCTTATGGAATTTATATGCAAGGTTATCTTGATGATTTTCGTGTTACCAAAGGTTATGCAAGATATACCGCTAACTTTACAGCACCTACAGCAAAACTGCCTAACAAGTAACTCGTATAAAAAATAAATGGCATAAATAGTCCATTCATACAGGACTATTATGCCAGCTCCATCTACTAGACAAGAATTTAAAGACTATTGCCTACGCAGGCTTGGATTTCCCGTAATTCAAATTAACGTTGATGACGATCAAGTAGATGATCGCATTGACGATGCTTTACAGTTTTTCCACGACTATCATTTTGAAGGTTGTGAAAAGATGTACATGAAGCATAAATTCACACAAGAAGATATTGATAGACGCTGGATTTATTGTCCAGATCCAGTTCTTTTCGTCATTGGAGTTTTACCTTTTGATGACTCCAATTCTTCTGTCAACATGTTTGATTTGCGTTATCAATTACGCTTGCACGATCTATATGACTTCACATCGGTATCTTATGTGTCATATGAAATTACCATGCAACACATTCGTACCTTAAATCTTTTATTCTCAGGTACTCCTCAATTCAGATTCAATCGCCATCACAATAAACTATTCCTTGACATTGATTGGGAGCGTGATGCTACTGTTGGTGAATATGTTGTCATCGAATGTTATCGCAAGATGAGTCCTGAATCCATTACACTTACTGGTACAGTATCAGCCACAAATACGGCCAATACTTTAACAGGCACAGGCACAAAATTTGACCAAGAAATTCTTGATGGTGATGTAATTACAATTGCAGGCACAGAATTACAAGTCAATCATATTTTATCTCCAACAGTAATACAACTTGTAAAAACTCCAACAGCTAACATTACAAATGGTTCAATTGTTAAAGCAGGTATGACCGATGTTTGGGATGATCGATTCTTAAAACGATATGCAACCGCTTTAATTAAATATCAATGGGGTTCCAATCTTTCTAAATTTGCCGGTGTTCAAATGCCAGGTGGAGTTACACTAGATGGTCCTAGAATTATGGACGAAGCACAAAAGGAAATTGACAAGATCGAAGAAGAAATGCAATCATACAATGTTCTTCCTTCTGACTTTATAATGGGTTAATTGTGGCAACTAATTTTTATTTTCAGCCATTCCCACAGGATCAAATAACTAACGAGCAGTTGCTTGTTGAAGATTTGGTTATTGAAGCTATGGGTATCTATGGCATGGATGTTTATTATCTACCAAGAAGTAGTGGTGGTACTGAAGATATGTTGTATGGCGAAGATACGATGAAACAATATCGTAGCGCTCATCAAATTGAAATGTATCTTGAGAACATTACAGGTATGGATGGTGAACAAGATTTTATTTCTAAATTTGGTTTAGAGATTCGTGATGAGATTACTCTACTTGTTTCTCGCCGTAGATTTAAATATACTGTTGGTGCAACAAACTTCCAAACACCTATTTTAGGTGATATAATTCCAGAAGAAAATCGAGCACCTACAAGGCCTAGAGAAGGCGACTTAGTTTATTTACCTTTACTACAAAACTTTTTTGAAATTACTTTTGTAGAACATGAAAATGACCAAGCTATGTTTTACACATTAGGCCGTGGTCGTGGTGGTAATGTTTATGTTTACTCATTGAAACTTAAACAATATGTATTTTCTGAAGAAATTATTGAAACTGGTGTTACAGAAATTGACGAACAAGTATTTGATGCCTATAAGAGAACTCGACTTACTGTTGATCTTACTGGCGGTTCTGGTACATTTGAACCTGGTGAAATTATTTACCAAGGTACAGATACGGCTAATGCTGATGTTCAGGCCATTGTTCATACTTGGAAAGCAGGACAATATGTTGATGTAATCCGTACACAAGGTACATTTGTTCCTAATGTTCGTGTTAAAGGTGATACTAGTAATGCATCATGGGTATTAAATAACTCTGATGATAAAGTTACACTTGATAATGTCTTTGAAGATATTGCTGATAATAACCGTATTGAAACTGAATCTGATCAAATATTAGATTGGACAGAAACTAATCCGTTTGGTGGTGATTAATGTTAGGACAATCTCATTTTTATAATCGTACAATTCGTAAAGTAGTTGTAGCTTTTGGTACTCTGTTCAATGATATACAGGTTCAGAGATATGCAGGTACAACACCTAAAGAAATTTTTAAAGTACCGTTGTCATATGGTGCAAAAGAAAAGTATATGACAAGGTTAACTTCTGACCCAACATTAACCAAATCTATTGCAACTGTTGTACCTAGAATTTCATTTGATTTAACGGGTATGAATTATGATGTAGGTCGTAAGCAAATGAGTATGCTTCGCAATTTTTCTGCAAACACTACTACATCATTGAGTACTCAACATGCACCTGTACCTTATGATTTTAATTTTTCAATGTCAATCTATGTTCGTAATACAGAAGATGGCACACAAATCTTAGAACAAATTTTACCGTTTTTTACACCAGATTTTACAGTCACAGTTGATTTCATTCAACCAATGGATCAAAAATATGACATGCCTATTATTCTTAATTCTGTAAATACAACTACAGATTATGAAGGCGACATGATGACTACTAGATTGATTACTTGGGACTTAGAATTTACCGCAAAGGGATATATTTGGCCTGCTGTTAAGACTGGTAAACTTATTCGCCAAGCAAATACAAATATATACTTACAGGCTAATACAACTACATACAATTTAGCAACTGCAATTTATACAATGCCTGATCCATATGATGCTATGCCAGATGATGAGTTTGGTTTCTCAGAAGAAAGATTAGGTGAAACTTACCTTGTAGCAAATACTGGCGAATACATAGTAACCGAAACAGGCCTCAGAATAAGAGAAGAATAAAAATGGCAAGTAAAACAATAACACAACTAACCGCTTTAAATACAGTATCAACAAATTTAGCTAATACACTTTTTGTTGTTTATGATACTGAAACTGGTTTAACTAAAAAAGCATCTCTGTCACAAATAGATGCGGCCGTTGAAAGGTCTATACAGAATGTAACTTCTGCTGGTGTTTATGCTAACGCAGCTTTTGCAGCAGCCAACACCAAACTTTCATTGACTGGTGGCACAGTAACAGGTAATCTTACAGCTAATAATTTAACTGTTACTGGTATTTTTAATGTTGATGGTGTTGTACTACAATGGCATACACCAATACCTTTAACATCTAAAGGTGATCCAGGTGATTTAGCAGGATTTATTGCTATTGATAATGATAAATTATATCGTTGTGTAGAAAACTATACGAATGGTGCAAACAACATTTGGAGATATATAAACTTTACTGGTGGAACTTGGGGTTAATTAAGTGAAAAAAACTAATGAGAAGTTATCTGAATTATTAAATGTAGAACCGATACCTGTGCATACAGAAGTAGTACCCATATTAGATCCTATTCAGAATGATGCTGAGTTTGCTCGTGAAAATATCCGTGATTTAATTGCCAAAGGCAACGAAGCTATAGATGGTCTATTGCATGTTGCTAAAGAATCGGAACATCCAAGAGCATATGAAGTTGCCGCCAACATGTTAAAACATTTGACAGACATGAATAAAGACTTAATGGAAATACAAAAAAGAAAAAGAGATTTAGAACCTAAACAATCAAACAATATGAGTATCGATAAAGCGGTATTCATAGGATCAACAGAGGATTTAATCAAGATGATTAAGTCTAATAAATAGGAATACTATGGAAACATTAATCGAACAAATGAAAACAATTTTAGGTACAACTTTTGGGTTGTATTTTAAAGCACATGCATTCCATTGGAATGTTGAAGGTCCAAATTTTGCACAATATCACGAATTCTTAGGAGATTTCTATGAATCTGTATATGGTAATGTTGACCCTATTGCAGAACATATTAGAGCATTAAATTCTTATGCACCAGTTTCATTAAGCAGAATGATGGAACTATCCGATATTGAAGAAAAAGATTCTGTACCAAGTGCATTGGCCATGATTGAAGATTTAAAAACTAGTAATGACACATACATGGTACATTTGCGTGCCGGTATTGCAGCTGCTGAAAGTGCAAATGAACCGGCAGTAGGTAATTTTTTACAAGATATTTTAGATCAACACCAAAAACACGGCTGGATGTTAAGAAGTTTTACAAAGTAAACAATGGCTATTGATGATGGTTACCTAGGTAACTCCAGTTTAAAAAAACCTGGTACTGAAATATCATACACGGAAGAGCAATTAGTTGAAATTGCCAAGTGTATGAATGATCCCATTTATTTTATTAAGAACTATGTTAAAATTGTTAACGTAGATCGTGGTCTTGTGCCGTTCGAAATGTGGCCGTTCCAAGAAGATATGGTGCGAGATTTCCACAACAATCGATTCTGTATTGCAAAGATGCCACGACAAGTTGGAAAGACGACCACGACTGTTGGATATATGTTGTGGTCTGTTTTGTTCAACGACAACTATTCAATTGCAATTCTTGCCAACAAAGGTTCTCTTGCTCGTGAAATTTTAGGTCGAGTACAATATGCCTATGAATATTTACCTACTTGGATGCAACAAGGTATTTTAGTTTGGAATAGAGGTAACATTGAATTAGAAAACAAATCTAAGATATATGCTTACGCAACTTCTGGCGCTGGTGTTCGAGGCGGTACATATAACTTAGTATTTTTGGACGAGTTTGCTTTCGTACCTAATAATATTGCAGAAGAATTCTTTACATCAACCTATCCGGTTATCTCATCTGGTCAATCAACAAAAGTTATTATCGTTTCAACACCAAATGGATTGAATCTTTTTTATAAAATGTGGAAAGATGCCACAGAGAGAAGAAGTTTATATAAGCCAGTCGAAGTTCATTGGTCTATGGTACCAGGTCGTGATCAAAGGTGGAAAGAAGAAACGATACGCAACACCTCAGAAGAACAGTTTAGGCAAGAGTTTGAAACAGAATTTATTGGTTCAACCGCAACGCTTATCTCTGCGGCAAAACTTAAATCGTTAGCATATGAAACTCCAATAGAATCGTCTGATGGTTTTGATGTGTATGAGTATCCGCAAAAAGGTCACATGTATGTCATTACAGTAGATAGTTCAGAAGGTGTTGGTCTAGACTATTCTGCGTTTTCAGTAATCGATGTTACTTCCATACCTTATCGACAGGTGGCAAAATATCGAAACAATAAAATACCAACATTGATTTACCCTACACTTATCTACTCAGCAGGTATGAAGTATAATGAAGCTTTCATTCTTGCAGAGACCAACAACATTGGTCAACAAGTGGTAGACATATTACATTACGACCTTGAATATGACAATATTTTTAAGTTAGAACATCATAATATTAAAGGTCAACACATTTCAGCTGGTTTTAAGAAATCGGTTTCTTTTGGACTTAGAACAACCACTTCAGTAAAGAAAATTGGTTGTGCCAACTTTAAGGCCATGGTGGAGAGTGACAAACTCATCATTAATGACCAAGACACTTTGTTGGAACTATATACCTTTTCAAGAGATAAAGATACTTACAAAGCTGAAGAAGGCAATCATGATGACATGGCTATGACTTTGGTCATGTTTTCTTGGTTGGCTGCACAGAGTTTCTTCAAAGAAACAACAAACGGAGATATTCGTAGGCGATTGGTTGAAGAACAAAACTTATTGGTCGAAGAAAATATTGCACCTGTAGGTATTTTTGATGATGGTATCAAAGAAGAAGTCATTGACGATGGTAATAATAGATGGTCTTTTGTGCAAGACCGTGGATATCCATCCTCAATTTTATAAAAACATAAATACATCATAAAAACGCATATCAGCCTGCAAATAAAGGAGATTAAACTATGGCTTTTCAACTATCACCAGGCGTGAATGTTTCAGAAGTTGACCTTACTACAGCTATTCCTTCTGTTTCTACTACTGTTGGTGCTTTTGCCGGAGATTTTCAATGGGGACCTGCAAATGAAATAGTTTCTATTTCAAATGAAGTTCAGTTGGTCGAAAGATTTGGCAAACCCGATAGTAATACATTCACTAGCTTTTTCACAGCATCAAACTTTTTACAATATTCAAATGACTTACGCATCGTACGTTCTTTAGGTAGTGGTGCATTTAATGCTACTACAACTGGAACTGGTGTTTTAATCGAAAATCGTTCTGACTATGATGATAACCATTCTTCAGGTTCAGGTTCAAATGTTTTTGGTGCAAAATATCCAGGTCTTTTAGGTAACTCTCTTAAAGTTTCTATTTGCGATGCTAACACTACACTCTTAGCTTCTTGGGCATATACTGACCAATTTGATGGTTATCCAAAAACTTCAGACTATGTAACTAGAAATAACAGTAATGACATTTTAGCTAATGACGAAATTCATATTGTAGTTCTCGATACTACCGGCAGAATTAGTGGTACAGCTAATACTGTTTTAGAGAAATTTGCTTTTGTTTCTAAAGCTTCTGATGCTAAGACCGATGACGGTTCAAGTAACTATTACAAAGATGTTATTAATAGTCGTTCCAAATATATTTGGTGGTTGTCACATCCATCAGAAGGTACAAATTGGGGTAGAATTGCTGGCGACAACTTAGTTTACACACAAGTTGCTTCAACAGACTACACTTTAAGTGGTGGTGTTACCGCTGCTCCTTCAGCTGCTAACCGAAATGTATCTTACGATCTATTCAACAATCCAGATTCAGTAGATATTTCATTCATTCTTGCTGGCGAAACTACAGGTTCTTCAACAGTTACCGCTCTTTCAGCTATTGCTGATAGTCGAAAGGACTGTGTTGTGTTTATTTCACCGCAAAGAACTGATGTGATTGACAATGCAGGTAGTGAAACTACTGCTCTTGAAACTTGGAGGCGATCAACTCTAGCTTCTTTAGCTAGTTCATATGTTGTTTGCGATTCTGGTTGGAAATATCAATTTGACAAATACAATGATGTATATCGTTGGGTACCACTTAATGGTGATGTAGCCGGTCTATGTGCAAGAACAGATTTGCAACGTGATCCATGGTTCTCACCAGCAGGTATTAATCGTGGTCAAATCAAGAATGTAATTAAGCTTTCTTGGAATCCAACAACATCACAAAGAGATACATTATACAGAAATGGTATCAATCCAGTTGTAACATTCCCTGGTGAAGGTACAATTCTTTATGGTGATAAAACTTTCTTGACAAAACCATCTTCATTTGATCGCATCAATGTTCGCCGTTTATTCATTGTATTAGAGAAGGCTGTTGCTAAGGCTGCTCGTTCTTCACTATTTGAATTCAATGACGACTTCACAAGAGCTCAATTTGTTAACTTAGTTGAACCGTTCTTGCGTGATGTTCAAGGTCGCCGTGGCATCTATGACTTCCGTGTTGTTTGTGATACTACAAATAATACTGCTGAAGTTATTGATACCAATCGTTTTGTTGGTGACATTTACATTAAGCCTGCTCGTTCAATCAACTTCATTCAACTCAATTTCGTTGCTACCCGTACCGGTGTATCATTTGACGAAATCGTTGGACGATTCTAATAAATAGAGAGATAGGAGAAATCAAATGGCATTTAATGTAAATCAATTCCGCTCTCAGATGACTGGAGATGGTGCCCGCCCAAATTTATTTGAGGTGTCGCTACCATTTCCTAATTTTGCAGCACCAGGAACAGCACAACAAAAAACGACATTCATGTGTCGTAGCGCACAATTGCCAGGTTCAACACTTGGTGTTGTGCCTGTAAATTATTTTGGTCGTGAATTAAAATTTGTAGGCAATAGAACATTTGCAGACTGGACAATCAACGTTATTAATGACGAAGATTTTGTTATCCGTAATGCATTTGAAAGATGGATGAATAGCATGAACAGTCATTCATTAAATGTTCGTAATCCTGCAGCTCAAACACCTGTTAGTTATACTGTTGATGGTGAAGTTCGCCAATTCGGTAAAGCAGGCGATACAATTAAGAAGTACAAGTTTATTGGTTTGTTTCCAACGGATATAGCTCCAATTGAATTAGATTGGGGTTCAAACGATGCGATTGAAGAATTCACCGTAACTCTCTCCTACCAATGGTGGGAATCGGCTGAAGACGCTGTGGTATAAAAGTGGGGGATATTCCCCTACTTTTATTTTTTTAGGATGAATGAATAATGGCAATAAAACTTTTCGGTTTTACTCTCGGTCAAAAAGATGTAGTTCAGGTACAAAAACCCGAACAGGCATCTTTTGCACTTCCAACAGAGGCGATTGATGATGGTGCAGTCAACATCACTCAAAATGCCCATTACGGCACATATGTTGATTTAGAAGGTGCTGTCCGTAATGAACTAGAATTAATTACTCGTTATCGTGAGATGGCAAATCATCCAGAATTGGAGATGGCCATTGATGAAGTTGTGAATGAAGCTATCACTCATGACGATGACGGTACATGTCTTGATATTGTTTTAGATAAATTAAAACAACCAGAAACAATTAAGAAAAAGATTAAAGAAGAATTTGATGCAGTTCTTCGCATGATGAATTTTAATAATCTTGCAGATGATCTTTTCAAACGATGGTATATTGATGGTAGAATTTATTACCATGTTGTAGTGGATGATAAAAACCCTAGACAAGGTATTCAAGAATTACGATTTATTGACCCACGAAAGATTCGTAAAGTTCGTGAGATTCAAAAAGATAGAGATCCAAAAACTGGTGCTTCAGTTATTAAATCTATTGCCGAATATTATGTTTATAATGACAAAGGCACCACAACACAAAACTATACTGCACAAGTAAGTTCTGGACTTCGTATTGCTGCTGATGCTATTTTAAATGTTAACTCAGGTTTAATGGATGCAAAGAATACTTTTGTAATCTCTTATCTACATAAGGCCATTAAACCTTTAAATCAGTTGCGTATGATTGAAGATGCGGTTGTTATTTACCGTATTTCAAGAGCACCTGAACGCCGTATTTTTTACATTGATGTAGGTAATTTACCAAAAGGTAAAGCTGAACAATATCTTCGTGATATTATGGTCAAGTATCGTAACAAAATGGTCTATGATGCTGAATCAGGTCAGTTGCGTGATGATCGCAAACACATGTCAATGTTGGAAGATTTCTGGTTACCTCGCCGTGAAGGTGGTAAAGGTACAGAGATCACTACATTACCAGCTGGTCAAAATCTTGGACAGATGGAAGATGTTCTATACTTTAGACAGAAGTTACTTAACTCATTAAATGTACCAATCTCTCGTTTAGAACCACAAGGTGGTGGTATGATCGGTGTTGGTCGTAGTACAGAAGTTACCCGTGATGAAGTTAAGTTTATGAAATTTATCACTAGACTTCGCAACAAATTTACACAATTGTTTGATCATGCACTACAAAAACAATTAGTATTAAAAGGTATTTGCACTACTGATGAGTGGGATGATTTTAAAGAATACATCTATTACGATTTTAGAAAAGATAATAACTTTACCGAATTAAGTGAGGTTGAACTTAATCGTGAAAGAATCAATTTGTTAACTCTTATTGATCCTTTTGTAGGAAGATATTACTCACAATCATGGGTTAAAAAGAATGTACTTAGAATGACCGATGATGATATTAAAAAAATAGATAAGGAGCTTAAAAATGAAAACGAAACCCTCCCTTCCAGTCAGCAAGGTCCCGTTCTCGGCCAAGAAGGTGCCTCACCAACAGAGTTTCCTCCCCAAGACAACACACAAGAGGACAGCTCCTCGGAGTCGATAACACCGCAACTAGATTCTGAAGTTGAAAAATATTCATTAGGTATAAATAAGAAATAATAGGAGATAATTATGGAACAAATTCAAGCATTTATTAAACAAGTGAGTACAGGTCAAGCTGCTGAGGCACAAGACACTCTGAACAATCTTATTTCAGCTAAGGCTATGGAAGCTTTGGCAAACAAAAAACAAGAAATGGCCTCTGATGTTTTTAACGGCAAAGAAACGGAATCAACAGAAGAAACTGCATGAAATTTTTAAGCGATTTTAAAAATATCTCGTTAGAAGAAGGTAAGTCAGACTATAAAAAGTTTGACACTTTGGTGCGATCAGGTTTAGGTAACGCAACACAGTTACAAAAGATTCATCATGTTTTAAACAAGATGAAAGAAGATACACCAGTATTAACTGCATCTGAAAAAACTATTGTACAACAACTATTAAATCAAATGATAGATGTTGTTACAAACAATAAACAACTATTTCAGCAAACTCGCCGTGCGGTAAGAGAAGGTGCTGGAGAAGAAGTGGTAGATTCATCAGACTATAAAGTATCACCTTCTGGTAGAAAAGTTAGAGCGCATCGTATCGTTACTGCTTCCATTAAAGAAGATAATGAAATCATTGAAGAGGCACTAAATATAGATCCTCCTATTACTTTATTGTTAAAGAGAGAAGCAATTCGTATGTACCCAAATGGTACTAAAATTGCTTTGTATTATAGTAAAAAATTGGATAAGTATTTTTCAGTTCCATATGGTGGCGATGCCGCTATTCAAGCTGAAGAAACTGTTAAAGAATCCGTAGATGCCATTGGTCAACTACAAAAGATTAAAGACAGTCACCAACACGGCACAGTAAACCATAAAGATGGTTCTGCTAGTAAGGTGGATGTACAAACCGCTCATGCGGTATTAACCATTCATAAAAATTTGAATGATGTTAATAAAAAGAAGTTTGCTGATATGGTGGCAAGATCATCACATCACATGAAGAAAGCAGCAGATTTTTCATTTAGTAAATTAAAATGAAATTTATAGAAGCATTATCAAAAGGCAATTTAGATGAGGCTAAGCAACATCTATTCAATCGCCTTGATGAAATTGCTAAAAGAAGATTAGAAGAAGCAAAGAATTATGTTGTAGAGGACATGTTAGAAGAAGGTAACACTAATATTATTAAACAAGGTAGAATTGAAAAGATTCGCCGTAGAGTTAGAAGAAATTCAGCTGGTCGTATTGTAGTTCAGAAGAACCGCAAGCGATCAGGTATTAAAGGTTATAGAGTTGCAGGTAATCGTGTTGTGCGTATATCAGCAACAACAAGAATTAAAAAGGCTCGTTTATTAAAACGATCATGGAAAACAACTAGAAGGGCAAAACTGCGCCGTTCGCTATTGAAAAGAAAAATGTCAATGCGTAGGCGCACATCAATGGGACTAAAGTAAAATGCCATACGAAATTTTAAACAGTAAGAGAAGTAAATCTACCATTCGTGTAACTGGTAATACAGCTACACGTATTGATTTAACTGCTCTATCAACAAATACAACAACAGAAATTATTACTGGTGCAACATTTACACATGTTATGTCTGCTTCAGATGGATTTTGGAAAGTATATCGTGGCAACGATAACACCGGTACTTTAGTTTTAGATTTGCCAGGTGGTAATGATTGGCCTTTGGCGCAATATGATATTGCACTTGCCAATACTTCTACTGCAAACATTTATGTAACAAATAGTGGTACAGGTGGTACTTTAATTATGTCAGTAAGCAAAACCGCAACTTATAGCCCATCATTAACGGATCTGTAAAATGAAACTTATTAGAGAAACAGTTGAGAACGTAAAGTATCTCACAGAAGCTTCCGAAAACGGCAAAAAACATCTTTATATTGAAGGTACTTTCCTTGTAGGTGACAAAGTAAATCGTAATAATCGTATGTACAAAATGGACACTTTGCGTTCTGAAGTAGAACGGTACAACGAAGAATTTATTAAGACTAATCGTGCTCTTGGAGAACTAGGCCATCCAGACACACCTACAATTAATTTAGAGAGGGTATCTCACAAAATTGTTTCCCTTGAAGAAGATGGTGACACCTTCTACGGGAAAGCATTAATCTTGGATACACCATATGGTAAAATTGTTAAAGATTTTATCGATAATGATGTGAGTATTGGTGTTTCCTCAAGAGCTTTGGGTTCTGTAATACAAACCAAAGAAGGTTATAATTTGGTACAAGATGATCTTAAACTTGCAACTGCAGCTGATATTGTTGCTGATCCATCTGCACCGGGTGCTTTCGTTAACGGTATTATGGAAAATAAAGAATGGATGTTTGTTGAAGGACGCTTTGTAGAAGCGGATTTTGACAGAGCAAAGAAACAAATAAAGAGTGCTTCCAAGAAACAAATTGAGGAAGTTGCACTCCAAATATTTGAAAATTACCTCAGAAAACTTTAATTTTATAAATAAGAAATCATAAGGAGATTCCTAATGGCAACAAATAAACTAATGGAAGCAGCAGCTGATATTCTCGCCGGTGGCAAGAGTTCAGCCCCAGCTATGCCTCCGCAAAAATTAGAAGGTCAGGTTGTAGACCTTGGTGGTCCTACACCGCAGAATTCAAAACCGGATGACAATTCGAATAAAATCGATACGACTAAGGCTGCGAAATCTGCAACTGCCCCAACAACCAAACCATCAGACGCTTCATCGGACACACAACTCAAAATGAAAAAAGAGGAATCCGAAGAAACAGAAGGTGAAGAAATTATTTCTGAAGAAGAAACAGCTGAAGTTGCCTCTGAGCAACTCGAAGAAAAGAAAGAATGGAAAGCAAAGATGAAGGAAGATGTTGATGCCTTGTTTGCTGACGACTCTACTATTTCTGAAGATTTTAAAGCTAAAGTTTCTACAATTTTTGAAGCACGTGTTGAAGATCGTGTTACTCAAATTGAAGAAGAAATTGAAGCCAAATATGCTGGTATGCTTGAAGAAGCACTCACTTCAGTTCAAACCGAATTAACAGAAAAGGTTGATGACTACCTAAACTATGTGGTTGACCACTGGTTGGAAGATAATCAAATTGCAATCGAATCAGGTCTACGTGCTGAGATCACCGAAGAATTCATTTCTGGTCTACGCAACCTGTTTGCAGAACATTACATCGATGTTCCATCTGAAAAAATTGATTTAGTTGACGAACTTGCTGGTAAAGTTGAAGAACTCGAAAGCAAACTCAACGAAGAAATTGAGCGTGCTGTTGACTTAAACAAACAGTTAATTGAATCACGCAAAGTAGAAATTACTCATCAAGTCTGCGAAGGTCTCGCCGCAACTCAAGTTGAAAAAATCAAATCACTCGCAGAGAGTGTTGAATTCTCCACAGAGGAAGAATACAAAGATAAACTTGAAACAATCCGTGAGAACTATTTCCCATCAGGTGTTAAAAAAGCTGATGCTGAGCAGTTACATGAGAAAATTGAAGAAGCAACTGGTGAACAAAAAGAAATCAATGATCCTTTTGTTGCCGCCGTTTCTCAAGCAATTTCCAAAACAAAATTTTAAACACTAAGGAGATTTAAATGTATTTGTCCGAAAATTTACAGAAAAAATGGGAAGGCGTTCTAGATCACCCTGATCTGCCTGCTATTAAAGACCCATATCGTAAGGCTGTTACAGCTGTTATTCTTGAGAACCAAGCTCAAGAAATGCAAAAGTCATCTGGCATTTTGTATGAAACAGCTCCAACTAACTCATTAGGTGGCACAGGCTACTCTGGTGGTTCTGCTGCTGGCGGTCCAGTTGCTGGTTTCGATCCAATCTTGATCAGTTTAGTTCGCCGTTCTTTACCAAATCTTATCGCTTATGACCTTTGCGGTGTACAACCAATGACAGGTCCTACTGGTTTGATTTTTGCAATGCGTTCTACATACGCATCACAAAACGTTACTGCTGGTGCAACTGAGGCATTCTACAACGAAGCCAATACAGGTTTCTCTGGTACAAAAAGCGCACAAACAGATATTAGCCTTGCTGCTAACACTGCTTTGGGTAACCAAAACGTATTCGCTTCTACTATGGCAACTGGTCAAGCAATGGCCACTTCTGTTGCTGAAGATTTGACTTTCAACGAAATGGCTTTCTCTATTGAGAAGGTTTCTGTAACTGCTAAGTCCCGTGCTCTGAAAGCTGAGTACTCAATGGAACTCGCACAAGACTTAAAAGCTGTTCATGGTCTTGACGCTGAAACTGAATTGGCAAACATTCTCTCCACAGAGATTCTTGCTGAGATCAACCGTGAAGTTATCCGTACAATCTACACATCTGCTAAAGTTGGTGCTCAAGTTGGTACAACAACTCAAGGTACTTTTGACTTGGATACAGATTCAAACGGTCGCTGGATGGTTGAAAAGATCAAAGGTTTGGCATTCCAATTAGAGCGTGAAGCAAACGTTATTGCTAAGACAACTCGCCGTGGTAAAGGTAACGTAATGATCTGTTCTTCAGACGTTGCATCTGCCCTCGCAATGGCTGGTCTATTAGACTACCAATCTGCTTTGAATAGTCAAGTTAGCCTGACTGTTGATGATACAGGCAATACATTTGCTGGTACATTGTTCGGTCGTATCAAGGTTTACATTGACCCGTACTTTGCTGCTAACTCTACTTCTGAGTTTGCTGTAATGGGTTACAAAGGTTCTAATGCATATGACGCTGGTTTGTTCTATTGCCCATATGTTCCTTTGCAAATGGTTCGTGCAGTTGATACAAACAACTTCCAACCAAAAATTGGTTTCAAGACTCGTTATGGTCTAGTTGCCAACCCATTCGCAGAAGGTTCTACACAAGGTTTGGGCGCTATCAATGCTCGTACCAACCTGTACTACCGTGCGTTCAAGATTGCAAACTTAATGTAATCAAAATAAGTCCTATAATAAAAATTATAAAAAAGGACTGTTCGAAAGAGGCATCGCAAGGTGCCTCTTTTTTTGCGCCTAAATAAATCACTATGACAGCAATTACAAGAAATCCATCTAATCCTAATTTTTTACATCCAAATAAGTTTATACTGAACTTTGGAAGGGTACCTAATGTACAATACTTTTGTCAGTCAGTAAGTGTACCTGGAATATCCACTAGTGAGATACCTAGAAACAATCCATTTGTAGACCTGTATTCACCTGGTGAAAAATTAATATATGACATAATGAATGTCACTTTCTATATTGATGAAGAACTTAAAGCATGGTTAGAAATACATGATTGGCTTCGTGCTATGACTTTCCCTACTGATTTTGCCGAATATGAAAACTTAAACAATTTAAATAACTTTACTCGGTATAAACAAACAAATACTCCACAATTTTCAGATGGTACATTAACACTACTATCATCTTCAAATAAACCATATTATAATTTTAAGTTTGTAGATTTATTTCCTGTAAGTCTATCTTCTTTTGTGGTATCTACCGGTGATAGTCCAGATACCATACTAACTGCTGATGCATCATTCAGATTTGCCTATTATAATGTTGACAAGTTATTTTAATTAGTGTATAATCTCCTGTAAGGAGATTTTTTATGGAAAAACTTGACGAATTATTGAGTATGTGGACTAAAGATGCGGACATAGATCGCACCGAACCAGGTAAAGCTTTACTGGATATTCCTAAACTTCATAGTAAATATTTAAACATATTGTCTAAGCATCGTTTGATGGTTAAAGAGGCAGAGTTTAAATATAATAAAATGAAAAAATTAAAGTGGGAGTATTATACAGGCAAGTTAGATGATGATGAATTAAAGAAACGTGGATGGGAACCTTTTCCATATGTGATCAAAGCCGAGTTGTCTACATATATGGAAGCAGACGAAGATGTTAATCGTTTGTTAGCATCAAAACTTATTAATGAAGAAATGGTTGATGTATGTACCAGCATATTGAAAGAATTAAACAATCGTGCTTGGGAATTAAAATCATTTATTGACTGGGAAAAATTTATTCAAGGTGTCTAATTTACTAATACATGAACTAGATGAAGTATATGTTAAATTTGAATGTGAAAAAAGTTTAGCGCAAGAACTTTCAGATTACTTTACTTTCTATGTTCCCGGCCATCAATTCTCTCCTGCTTTTAAATCTAAATTTTGGGACGGCAAAATACGCTTAGCTGATCTGCGTACTTTTACTATTTACCGTGGTTTAGTTCCTTATATTAAAAAGTTTTGCAAAGAGAGAAACTATTCTATATCTGTTGATGATAAGGTTTCTATAACAGAAAACTTTTCATTGATTGAAGCTGTAGAGTTTATTAAAACATTAAACTTACCAGAATCAATTGAAGTTCGTGATTATCAATTACAATCGTTTGTACATGCGGTAAGAAACAAACGCATAATGATTCTATCACCTACAGGTTCAGGTAAGTCACTCATACTTTATATTATACTCCGTTATCTACAAGAAGCGGACTTCAAAAAAGGTCTATTGATTGTTCCAACCACTTCCTTGGTGGAACAAATGTACTCAGATTTTGTATCATATGGTTATGATGCCGAATCAAATGTGCATCGCCAGTATGCAGGTAAAGAAAAATCAACAGACAAGTTGTTGACAATAGTAACATGGCAATCAATCTATAAATATCCAAAAGAATACTTTGAACAATTTGATTTTGTATTGGGTGATGAATCTCACCTCTATAAAGCCAAATCACTTGCATCAATCATGACGGGTTTAACCAATGCATCATATAGAATTGGTTGTACAGGCACATTAGATGGAACACAAACACACAAGTTGGTACTTGAAGGTCTATTTGGACCGGTGTATCAAGCAACAACAACTAAACAATTAATTGATAACAAACAATTAGCAGATTTTAAAATTAAATGTTTAATACTTAAATACCCTGAACACATTTGTAAAATGTCTAGACAATGGGATTATAATACTGAGAAAGACTATATTGTATTAAACAAAGCAAGAAACGACTTTATTAAAAATTTAACACTCTCATTAGAGGGTAATACTTTAATATTATTTCAGTTAGTGGAAAAACATGGAAAAGATTTATATAATGGTATCAAAGATGCTGCAGGTAAAAGGCATGTATTTTTCGTATATGGTGGCACCGATGTTGAAGTTAGGGAATCTATACGATCTATTACAGAGAAACAAAACGATGCAATTATTGTTGCAAGTTACGGTACTTTCAGTACTGGTGTTAACATCCGTAATTTGCATAATATCATTTTTGCATCACCCTCTAAGTCAAGAGTTCGTAACCTTCAGTCGATAGGTAGAGGATTAAGAATTGGTGATAACAAAACAGAAGCTACATTGTTTGATATTGCTGATGACTTTAGAGTAGGCAAACATGCTAATTATACCTTGAAACATTTCATAGAACGTGTTAAAATATATGATGATGAAAAATTCAACTACAAGTTTTATAACATAGAGTTAAAAAATGCCTGAAATTAAACTAATAAGACTACAAAGTGGTGAAGATATTATCTGTACATGTTATGAAGATTTAGAAACAAAAATGGTAATGTTAAAAGATCCTATGACTGTAATATTTAAAAGAATTAAGAATGGATCTTTATTGCTTATTGCACCTTGGCTTCCTGCTGAATTGATAGTAGATAATACGGCAACAATTTATACCTCTGATATTTTGACTACTGTTGAACCTAAGTTGATGATCAAAGACTATTATGTTAAGTTGGTAGACAATTTAGAGAAATTTAAAAAAGAAGAAGAAGAAACACTAAGACAATTTTTGGAAGATGATTCTGAAGAAGGTGTATATGAAGATGAACTAGATGATGAGGAAGAAGATGAAATTGAATCAATACAAGAATTATATAAACCTAAAAAGAATATTAGGTTACATTAATTTTAAAACGGAACACCGAGATAATAACAGTTGTCAAGCCCTAAGTCAAGCGAAAAGAAGGTAAATATGAGTGAGAAGAAACCAAAACATTATGTAAACAACGCAGATTTTCTACAGGCTTTAATAGCTTACAGAGAAAACTGTGATAAGGCAAAGAATGAAAATAAACCTGAACCATCCATACCAAATTATATTGGTGAATGTTTCTTGAAGATTGCTGACCATTTGTCACGCAAGCCTAATTTTATATCATATTCTTTCCGAGATGAAATGATTTCAGACGGCATTGAAAACTGTTTGATGTATTTCCGTAATTTTGATCCTGATAAGTCTAAAAATCCTTTTGCTTATTTTACTCAGATCATTTACTATGCGTTTCTTCGCCGTATCATGAAAGAGAAAAAGCAATTGTATGTGAAGTATAAAGCTACCGAACAATTTGGTTTGTTAGATGAAGGTGAGATGTACGAGGACGAAAATGGTAATGTTCGCCAGTTTGAATTGTATGATAATATCTCTGAGTTTATTCATACCTTTGAAGAAAACAAAAAGAAAAAGAAAGCCAAAG